GGGAGTTCCGCCAGAACGGCCACTGGCCATCGGACGACGCCGGGCCGCGCCCCGGCCACCCGGCCTGCCGCGTCCCGCCTGCCCTGTTGGCCGAGTTCGGGTTCGCCCCGCCGCCAGCCAACGACCCCACAGACCTGTTTGACCGAGGAGCCGCCGCATGACCGCTGAACCCTTCACCGAAAGCGACCTGGACCGGGTCGTCTCCATGACCCTCGACGGTTGCAACTCGCAGGAGATCGGGAGCATCTTGGGCCGCAGCGCCCGCGCTGTTCGCGGCCACATCGGTGCCTTGCGTCGCGCCGGACGTCTGCCGAAAAGCTGGACTGTCGATGACCGCCGTGCCGCCGCGCCGCCGCTCTCCATCGTCCAGCCGCCGCTGCACCTGGCCAACGACAATGCCCTGGTCAGTCTGTGCCTCCGCGCCGGCGGCTTTCCCCGCGCCGTGGTCCTGAACGGCTCGACCTACTGGCTGAACCATGAGGATCGCCAGTGGAGGGCGGCGGCATGAGCATCACGCGCGAACAGTTCATCCGGGGCTTCAACGCCCTGCGCGCATCGTTCGATCGTCAATCGGCGATGAACACTGCGGCGCTGCTGGCAGGGATCGAGGACTACGACTATGGGCAGGACCCCGTCGTCTATGAACTCCAGCGCCAGTTAGAGGAGCGGTGCGCCGACAAGGACGAGCCTGTCGTCGGCACTGCGATCGCATACGCCCTGCATGAGAGAAACCTTGTTCGTCCACACGCAGGAGCGGACCAGTTCCTCATGGATTCTGGCGAGGCAGTGTGGCGCTGGTGGCAGGAGACCGAAACAGGCCCGTTCGAAAGGGGAGAAGCAGCATGAGCAAAGCCGACCGCCGCAAGAAGCGCCAGCGCTACGCGAAACCTTCACTCCCCCGCGTCATCGGGGCCAACGACAACATCGCCGTGGCCAACGACAACATGGCGCCGGTGACGATCCGGGGCGTGACGCTGACCGAGGGGCAGGCTTGGCGTTTTGCCGATGCCGAGCGCCGGATTGCAGACCCCGACCTGGCCGTTCAGCGGTCAGGCCACCGGATGCTCGAGGCGCTGGACGCCGAACTGGATGCGCGGATCGCTGACCGGGCAGCCGCCGCCGATCTGGAAGAGCTTCGCGGGCTGGAGGCACTGCGCGGCCTGACCATCGGCACGTCCAAGCATGAGGCCAGCAAGGGCGCCCCACGCGCCTCGCGTGACGGGCTGGAAACCCTTCTGACCGCTGGCTCCATCACCCGCACCCAGCACGCCGCCGGCCTGCGCTACCGGGACGACTATGAACTGCTGGACCCGGGGAAGAGCCTGACCCCGCCGTCCATCGACCAGACCCGCAAGATCACGCGGGGCGGCGACGGCTTCGCTCAGAAGCGCCGCGAACGGGAGGAGTTCGTGCGAGACCTCGAGGCGATGATCCAGGAGGAGGACCGGACCTTCCGCGGGGCGCTGGGCCGGTCGGATGTGGAGCGCATCGGTCGGGCGGTCTGGGCCCTGCGGGAGATCGCGGGCAAGGGGGCGAACCTTTTGACGCTTAGTTCCAGTGGCTCAACGCGAACCACGATCTCCGAGGCGTTGATTGTCGGGCTCGATTGTGCCGCTATCGCCTACGGATTGGAGTAAAGCATGACCGACTGGATTCGAGAAAGCCTCACCACCCTACTGCCCTACTGCGTCTTCGCCTGCGTGGTGCTGCTCATTGTCATCGCCGGACTTATCGAGAAGACCAACCACTATCTCCGCCACATTTCGTTGCTCCTTCACATTCAGACTGGAAGGCCAGCCAACGAATGGCACGACGTGGGCAAAAGACGGTGAACTTGACACCGGACAGGTAATCGCGGACACCACCCATGGTGCAGCAATGCGCCGAGAGGCCCCAGACCCTGTGTCCGGGGCCTTTTTGGTAGCCGGGCCATGCTTTCAACGCCGCGAAACACCGAGCCCACATATCAACGTGACGCAGAAGCTTGGCTGCGATAGGACGCGTGCCTGACGCTTGCACACTGCCGGCGCCTTTGGAGTCCCGCGTGCGCAAATTCGCCCCCATTCTGATCGCACTGTGCCTGAGCATAGGCTTCGTCCAGCCCGCCTTCGCGATGCAGATCTTCGTCAAGACGCTGACCGGAAAGACGATTGCTCTCGAGGTCGAGGGGAACGACACGATTGAAAACGTGAAGGCGAAAATTCAGGACAAGGAAGGCATCCCGCCTGACCAACAGCGACTGATCTTCGCTGGCCAGGAACTTGAAGAGGGACGAACGCTTGCCGACTACAACATCCAGAAAGAGAGCACGCTGCATCTCGCCCTGAGCGTGGCGGCAGTCCCGACCATGTCGGAATGGGCCATGATCGTTCTTGCTCTCGGAATGGCAGGTGGCGCGGCTGCTGTGATCCAGAGGCGACGCCTTACCTGACCATGTTCGGCCCTACGGGAATGGCTGGATCAGGTTTGCGCGCAAGCGTCGGCGCCCTGTGGCGGCTTCTTCCGTCCCATCGTCCAGTTGGCCATTAAGCGGACCTTCGGGTTCGGCGCGCACCAGATTTCCCCGGTGTCGTTGATGGCCGTGACCCAGATCAGGTTGTGCTCCTGTCCGTAGTCGATGACGGCAAAGGCGTAGCCCTCCCCCTTGTCTTCAACGCGGATCGGCAGTGCTGGGTCGAGTTGGGTGAATGTCATGGCTCCTCCTTGGGAGCGCTGAACGCCTCGTGATCGTCATCGGTTGCCGGCAGCGGCTCGGAAGGTGCCTTCCGTGAAAGGCCCAAGGCGTCGACTAAGCAGCCCGCGGACCGCCATCCCTGAAGCGCCACTTCATCAGCAGGACGCCTGACGCCATCACCAGGGCGCAGGCATTCGCGACCGTGACGGGCCAGGCCTCGGTCATGACGCCGTAGACCACCCAAAGGATGAAGCAGGTCACCGTCAGCGAGTAGGTTTTCAGGCTGACCGCGGACGCATCCCTCTCCCTCCAAATTTTGATGCCCTGAGGCGCAAAGCTGGTGATGGAGCATACGGCAGCCGCCGACCCCACGATGTTTGCAACGAGTTCGCTCATGAAGCCCCAACGTGGCGTTTGACGGGCTGTTCCTCTTTGGTCGGGAGACCGCTCATGCCCGCTCTCTCCAACCCCAAGCATGAGCGGTTCGCCCAGGGCTTGGCCAAGGGACTGAGCCAATCGGATGCCTATGAGGAGGCTGGCTATTCCCCAGACCGTGGTGCCGCGTCTCGCCTATCAGCAAATGTCAGCATCGAGCGACGCGTGGCCGAGATCCTCGACAAGGCCGCCGAGCGCGCTGAGATCAGCGTCGCCAGCGTGACCAACCGCCTGCTGGCCATCGCAACGAAGGCTGAGGCCAAGGACGACGCCGCCATGCTGTCCGTGGCCCGCGCCAGCCTCATGGACGCCGCGAAGCTGAACGGGCTCGTTGTCGAGAAAGGCGAGCATCAGCACAAGCACGTCGGGCTGTCGGTGACCTACATCACGCCCGCAGAGCCTCAGGCGCCGGCTAGCCCGGAGGATTACGAGACGGGCGAGTGATCTACGAACCCATTCCGGCCTTCCGGTATCTGACCGCGAAGCCGCTGGGCTCATACCGCTTCCGCGCCGCGCACGGCGGGCGTGGGTCTGCCAAGTCCTGGTCGGTCGTTGACGCCGCGATCTTCCACACGGTCACGACTGTTCGGCTTCGTGTCGTCTTCCTCCGGGAGGTGATGGCCAACCTGAAAGAGTCGTCGCTCGAACTGGTTAGGACGCGGCTCCAGCACTACGGCCTGCTCGGCACCTATTTCCGCGAGGTCGATGGGACGTTCGTCGGCCTCGGCGGCCAGAAGATCATGTTCATCGGCCTGTGGAAGGGCGGCAAACCCGAGGGCATCAAATCGCTGGAAGGCGCAGGGCTCACGATCCTGGAGGAGGCCCAGGAGGTGAAGCAGGCGTCGCTGGACGTTCTGATCCCGACGGTCCTACGCACCGCCATCTCCGAACTGTGGGCTATCTGGAACCCGCGCCTCGCGACCGATCCCATCGACGTCTTCTTCCGCGGCCCGGTGAAGCCAAAGCGCGCCGTCGTCCGCAAGATCAACTTCGACCAGAACCCGTTCTTCCCCGACGCTCTTCGCGAGCTGATGGAGTTGGACTTCCTCAAGGACAAACTGCGCGCCGCCTGGATCTGGCTCGGTGCCTACATGCCGTCGGTCCAAGGCGCGATCTGGAACCGCGAGAGCCTCGACGAGGCCTGGCGCTCGGGCAAGGCCGCACCAGAGGGAAGTTGGGGCCGCGTGGTCGTCGGCGTCGACCCGTCTGGCGGTGGCGATGACGTCGGCATCCTCGTCGCTGCTGAATACGGCGACGGCGTCATCATCCTTGAAGACGCAACCTGCCCCGCCACCTCGCCGATGGCCTGGGCAACTGCCGTGGCCAAATGCGTCGATCGCTGGGGTGCCGACTGCGTCGTGGCTGAGAAGAACTTCGGCGGCGACATGGTCGAAAGCACCCTGCGCGCCGGCGGCGTCAAAACCCGCGTGGTCATGGTGACTGCCAGCAGAGGCAAGCAGGTCCGCGCCGAACCCGTCGCCGCCCTCTACGACCAGAAGCGGATCAGGCACCGCGAGCAGTTCCCATTGATGGAGGCCGAGATGCTGATGACGACCCCGGCCGGCTACCAGGGCGATCTGTCGCCGAACCGCATGGACGCGTTGGTCTGGGCCGTGACCCACCTGAACATCCAGCCGCAATCGACCGTCGCCATGTTCCTGAAGAACCGGCACCGCTGATGAGCGCAAGCCACCTCCTCGCCAACGTGGCCCAGCGCTCGCTGCAGGCCATGTTCCCCGGCTACTTCTTTGGAGCCCAGAAGCACAACCACGCGGCCGACTTCGGCTATCCCGATCAGGTCAGCTTCGAACTGGCCTTCGACGCCTACTGCCGCAATCCACTGGCCCGCGCCGCCGTCGACAAGACCGTCGGCAAGACCTGGGAGGACAACCCCTTCCTGCAAGAGTACCAGCGGGACGGCACTGAAAGCGGCGACCAGGGCGAGACGAAGGTAGAGGCGGACATCCGCCAGCGCTTCGCCGATCTGCGCATCTGGCAGCACCTGGCCGAGTGCGACCGGCGCGGCCTGGTCGGGGCCTATTCAGGCCTGATCCTGCGGTTCGCCGACAACCAGCCGCTCAAGGCGCCGGTGACGCGCGTGCCGGGCGGCCTGGCTGGTCTGGTCGAAGTCATCCCTGCATGGGAGGGCCAGCTGACCGTCAGCGAGTGGGACACCGACGAGACCTCGGACACCTACGGTCAGCCGAAGATGTTCAGCTTCGCCGAGAGCGCAGTCGGCCAACAGCAACAGCCCCGCACCTTCATGATTCACCCTGACCGGGTGATCGTCTGGTCCCGCGACGGCACCTTGAACGGCCGCTCCGCTCTGGAGCCCGGCTACAACGCTCTGCTGGACATGGAGAAGATCCGCGGCGGCGGCGGTGAAGGCTTCTGGAAGAACGCCAAGTCCGGCCTCAGCCTGGAGATCGACAAGGACGCCAAGATCGAGAGCATGGCGGCAGCCATGGGCGTCGGCGTCACCGACGTGGTCGACAAGATCGACGAGCAGGTCGAGGGCTTCAACAAGGGCTTCGACAAGTCGCTGCTGCTCCAGGGCATCAAGGCGACGCCCATGCAGGTCACCCTGCCCTCGCCCGAACACTTCTTCGCCGTCGCCGCGCAGTCTTTCGCCGCATCGTGGTCGATCCCCATGAAGGTGCTGATCGGCTCCCAGACCGGAGAGCGCGCCTCGACCGAGGACAGCGAGGAGTGGGCCAAGGTCAACATGGGGCGCCGGACCAACATCGTGGTCCCTACCATCATGACCTTCGTCAACAGGCTGGAGAAGTTCGGGCTTCTGCCGGCGAAGGACTGGTTCCTGTCGTGGACCGACCTGACCGAAAGCTCGATGGGCGAGAAGATCGACCGGGCCGTGAAGATGGCCGATGTGAACTCCAAGCAGCCCGATGGCGAGATCGTCTTCACCGGCGACGACATCCGCGCCGTGGTCGGCATGGAGCCTCTGAGCGACGCTGAGCGGTTCCGCGACGAGCCCGGCGCCGACGATGAGCGGGACGCCCTCGGCGATCCCGAAGACGACCCGGCCGCCGAGGCCTGAACCAACCCCACAATCCGAAGGAGGCGCGCGTGCAGCAGCATGACGTGAACGCTCGCGTGTTCGTCGTGAACCGCGACCTTGCCGCTGGCGACCAGGTGCGCGTGAACATCCGCACCCTCGCCAACACCGCGGCGATCCGCAGGGAGAAGCGCAACGGCCGGGACGTGATCATCGTCCCCTCGGCCACCCTGCCCGACGACGTCGTCATGAACGACATCCTCTACCCGGCCGCCGAGATCGCCAAGTCGTTCAAGACCCTGGAGCGCACACCTGCCCCTCTGGGTCATCCGTCGGTCAACGGCAAGTTCCTGTCGGCGCGCGATCCCGAAGGCCTGAACCAAGGCTGGATTGGTGCCTGGAACGAGAACGTCCGGCAGGAGAAGGGCCGCGTCCTGTTGGACAAGGTCATCGACGTGGCGGTCGCTAACCAGTCTGAAGGCGGCAGGCGCGTGCTGTCGGCCATCGAGGCGGGCGACGCCGTCCACACCTCGACCGGCCTGCTGGCCATCATGGACGCCGCCAACGGCGACGTTCCCTACAAGTTCACCGCTCGCGACATCGAGTTCGATCACGACGCCATCCTTCTGGATGAGGAAGGCGCGGCCACCCCGGATCAGGGCGTCGGCATGATGGTCAACTCGGCGGGCAAAGAGATCCAGGTCGTAAACTCGGTCTTCCAGGAGGAGGCCGACCGCGAGCTTGGATGGGCGGTCGAAAGCGCCGTCCGCGCCATCGAGAAGAGCCGCAAGGCCTCGCTCATGGAACGAGTGAAAGCCGCCCTCATCGAGGCCCTTTCGGGCTCCGAGCGGGAACCCTCTGAACAGCAGAACAAGGAAGCTGACATGTCTGTCTCGAAAGAGCAGTTCGATGCGCTGTCCGGCGAGGTGAAGACCCTCTCGGAGAGCCTGAAGCCCGATGCATTGGCGAACTCGCTCGCCGCCGCCATCGGCACCGCGGTCGCTGCGGCCATCAAGCCGCTGACCGAAGCGCAGGAGGCTGTCGCCAACAGCCAGAAGGCCAAGGACGAAGCCGAACTGACCGAACTGGTCGGCAAGATCGTCGCCGCCAACCTGATGGACGAGGCTACGGCGAAAGAGCTGACGCTCAACGCCGCCCGCGCTCTGGTCAAGCAGGCTGAACCCGGCAGGGCCGCAGCGATCGCCAACGGCTTCCAGCCGCGCACCGGCGAGAAGAAGGGCCACGTCGCCCCGAAGGCGGTGAACTGATGGCCCGCTTCAACAAGATCTTCGCCGGCCCCGTCACCGAGGGCACTCCGCAGGTCCAGGAGCGCATCTGCGACACCTCGGTCCTGCCCGGCACCCTCGTGGTGGAGTCCGGGACTAAGTTCGCCCCGGCGGGCGCCAACTCGGGCGAGAAGCTCTACGTCGTCCAGGACAACTATCTGGCGCTGAAGGGCGTCGATGACGCCTGGCCTGCTGGCGATACCATCATCGCGCTGGAGCTGCTGGACGAGCAGTTCTTCAACGTCCGCGTTCCGACCGGCGTCAACGTCGCTCGCGGCGCCAAGCTGACCAGCAACGCAGCCGCCAAGCTCGCGCTGGCCACCACGGGCCAGAACATCGCCCTGGTCGCCGAGGAGGCCTTCAACAACAACACCGGTTCCGACCAGCTCGTGCGCGCGCGCGTGGCCCGTCGCAACACGGCCGTGGCCTAAGGGAGACCTGGCACATGCGCTACTTCGATGAGAACCTCATCGCCAACTCCCGCCCTCACGCTGAGTGGTGGGGCCAGCTCGGCGTCTCGCGCGACTACTTCCACCACGTGGAGGATCACTTCGCGAGCTTCCAGGCGAACGCCTCGGCGATCCTGCCGCGCGACGCCTGGCTGGAACTGGACACCATCACCACCCGCGTGATGCGGGACGATGGCGGTCAGCCGTTCATGGCCGACCTGATGGCTCTGGCCAAGCCGGTGAACATCGGCACCATGGCTCACCTGAGCCGCGTGGCGTCGGACACCAGCAACCCCGTTCACCGCTCGCTGTCGGGTCAGGTCCCGGTCGCGATGGACAAGACCGTCTACGACTACCGCGGGACGGTCGTGCCGATCTTCGCCGACGGCTATGGTCGCGAATGGCGCGAGTGGAACACCCTCCGCTCGGCCAACTTCGACGCCCTGGCCGACGATCAGGAAGGCGCGCTGGACAAGATCAGTCGCAACATGGCGGACTATGCGCTGGACGGCGACGCGACGATCAAGTTCCAGGGCTACACCGCCTATGGCCTGCGCAACTCACCGCTGACCAAGCTGATCAACCTCGGCTCGGCCGCGGGCGGCGCCAACATCGACCTGACCACGGCCACGCCGGATGAGTTGGAGGCGTTCTTCGTGGGGCCCTTCGGCGCCATGCTGGACGCGAACCTGATCACCGAGAAGGTCAACCTCTACATCTCGCCCGACATCGCCCGTGCCTGGGACCGCTCGTACTCGAGCGCCGAAGGCTTCAAGCAGGGGACCGTGCGCGACTTCGTCGCTCGCAATCGTCGGCTCAACAAGATCGAGGTGACCTGGAAGCTAACGGGCAATCAGTTCTTCGGCTTCGTGCCGAATGCTCGGTTCGTCCGCCCGCTGGTCGGCATGGCCGTGAACACCACGGCGATGACCCGCCTGAACCCCACCGACAACTACCAATTCCTGGTGATGGGCGCGATGGGGATCGAGGTTCGCGGCGACTACAACGGCAAGTCGGGCGTCTTCGCCTCGACGGTCATCAACTAAGGCGGCGGGGCCAGGGCTCCGGCCTTGGCCCTTCCCTTTCGGAAGGAGCGCCATCATGCGCATCAAGATCACCGCCGGCGGCATTCACGACGGCAAGGGCAAGGAAATCCCGGTCGGCACCGAACTGGATGTGGCCGATTTCGAGGTCACCGAGGAAGGCCAGCCGGTCGATCCCCATCCCTGGGGCGGCCGTTTCACCATCGTTGGCAAGTCCAAGAAGGCCAAGACCGGCGTTACCAATCCGGCTGGTGGCGACAACACTCTGAAGGCCGAACACCACGGCGGCGGCAAGTTCAACATCACCCAGGGCGAGCAAGTCCTGCTTTCGGGCCTGTCGAAGGAAGACGCTGACGCCTTCAACGGCCTGTCCGACGACGACAAGGCTGCGTTCGTCGCCGATCAAACGAAGCCGGCGGCCTGACCATGGCTTACGGGAGCGACAGCGCATTCACGGCTTGGCTGGCCCTCAACGGCCTGACCCTGCCCGCTGGCGCGCCCGACGCCGCCATCCTGCGCCAGCGCGGGAGCCAGTACGTGGACAACACCTACGGCTCCCGCTTCTGGGGCGTTCCGACCCTCGGCATTGCCCAGGAGCGCGCATGGCCGCGCACCGGCGCCAAAGCCTACGGGCAGGCCATCCCCGACGACGTCGTGCCGGTCTCGGTCGAGCACGCCTCCTATGCTGCGGCCCATCAAGAGGCGATCAAGCCCGGCAGCCTGTCCGTGTCGGCGACCGCCAACGGCGCCGTGAAGCGCAAGAAAATCGGCCCCATCGAGAAGGAGTTCTTCGAAGGAACTGGCGACGTGATCGCCGACGGCACCCTGAAGCTGAGCGCCGTGGAAGGCCTGCTCGCTCCCTACCTGAAACCTGAAAGCACACTGGCTAGCCTCGGCTTGTGGGCGGTTGGCTGACATGCTGACCTGTGCGACCTTGCCCTCGATGACCGACCGCATCGACATCGACGATCCGCGTCTAGGCGCGCACCGCACGCCGATGGCGCTGGCGACCGAGGTCATTCAAGACTTCATCACCGCTGCGGACCTGATGCAGAAGGCCATCTATTCGGCCCAGCCGCAGACCGAGATTGATCGTCACCGCGAGACTGCTCGCGCTCTGTCAGAGACCTATCTCGACCTGATGGCCGAGGCCGCGACCCACGTTCGAGCCCTCAAGCCGGACTGATCCACATGGCAAGGCGACCGACCCAACGACAGCTCTTCCGGGAGCTGGCGGCGAAGTTTGGCGTGGAAGTCGCCGAAGCGTTCCGGGCCTCTATCAACGAACTGACCTCTGGCGTTGAGCTTCAGCGTCTCTTGTCAGCCATCCAGCAAGGCGACCTTCAGGCCGCCATGGAGGCGCTGCACATCGACCGCGCAGCCTTCTTCCCGTTGGAAGCCAAGATCACCGAGGCATTCGTCGCAGGCGGCCAAGGCGCTGTCGCATCCATGCCCGCAGCCGTGTCGATCGGCTTCCGCTTCGATCCCGGCAACCAGCGCGCCGCAAGCTGGATCCGCCAGTTCTCGAGCAATCTGATCACCGGCTTGGTCGAGGGCGAGCGCCAACAGGCCAGAGACTTTCTCGCCGACGGCATGGCGCGCGGTGCGCACCCCCGGTCCGTAGCTCTTGATCTGGTCGGGCGCATCAGCCGGGCCACTGGCCAAAGGACGGGAGGCCTCATCGGCCTCTCGGCGCCGCAACGGGCCTATGTTCAAGCGGCACGAATCGAACTGGCCTCGACCGATCCGAAGCTGCTGAAGCACTACCTGACCCGCACCCGCCGCGACCGCCGCTATGACCGGACCGTCCTAAAGGCGATCCGTGAAGGTAAGGCCATCGACCGCGACACCGCTTCGCTGATGGTCACCCGCTATTCCGCCAGGCTGATCCAACTCCGTGGCGAGGTCATCGCCCGCACCGAGGGCCACCCCGCCATCCGCGCCGCCAAGCATGAAGCCTATCAGCAGTTGGTCGACGACGGCCGGGTCGCCGAGGCCGACATCGAGCGCGGCTGGCACACCACTGAGGACGGCCGACAGCGCGACACCCACGACGCCATGAGCGGACAGACTGTGCGGGGCCTGTCTCAGCCGTTCCAGAGCCCGAGCGGCGCGCTGCTCATGTTCCCAGGCGACACCTCGCTCGGCGCCGGAACAGACGAGATCGTGGCTTGCCGCTGCGACGAGAGCATCTCTGTCCGGAGGGCCGCATGAGCATCGTCACCGGCGTCCAGGCTGAGGCTTTCGACGACTTCGCCGAGGACTTTGAGGACGGCTTCCTGATCGTGCCGGGCGCACAGGTCTCGGATGGACAGGGCGGCTATGTCTCGGGCCCGCCGACCTCGCACCCCTGCAAGGCGCTGGTGACCGACTATGACGACTACCGCCGGGCCTCGCTGGGCATCCCGGCCACCGACCGTCTGGTCCTTATCCTCGGCGGCAGCCTGCCCGCCGGCGTCATTCCGGCAAAGGGCCACAAGGTCACAGCGCCCGACCCCGCCAAGGGGCTGGCTCCATCCACCTTCGACGTGATCGCCAAGACCGGTGACCCGGCAGCCGCTCTCTACGAGCTACAGGCTCGCTGATGGGCAAGGTCACGCTCTACCACGGCGTCATCGCCAAGATCGCCACCGACGCAGGCGAGGTTGGCCTTCGGGGAGCCCTCGGCAGGGGCGAGCAAATCCTCAAGGGCGACATCCTCAACCGGCCCGGCAGCGGCAGGGTCTACGGCAAGCACCAAGCCTCGGCTCCCGGCGAGCCCCCCGCCAAGGACACCGGCGCGCTGTCCGCGAACACGAACGCCGACGACCAGATCAGGCGCGAAGGCGAGGACTTGGTCGGCCGCATCGTCGCCAATTCTGCTCAGGCCCAGGCTCTGGAGAAGGGCACGGAGCGCATGGCCGCCCGCCCCTTCCTGACCCTGCTGGCCACCGATCACGCCGACGAGTTGCGTGACGCGTTCATCCAGGGTGCGAAGGAATAACCTTCAGTGCCTCCAGAACAGCAATCATGCGGCTGGCTTCTGGTTCGAAATCACGCCACGCAGGCCTGACGACGTCACCACGCTGAAGTGCCGCTAGGTCTCCCGGAGACTGAACATGTGACTGACTGTCAGGATCGAACCCCTGTGCGTTGGCGAGGGCTCGGGCAGCGATTTCAAGAGTGGTCATCTCAATCTCCTTGGTTGGAAGTTGAAGCCTACCCGAAGAATTTCAGATTAAGCGCACGGGCAGAAGTTGATGAACTCGACCGCCACCATCTTCGCCCGCCTGGCTGGCGTCGCCTCCTCGCTGGCGACCCACAACGGCACCCCGGCCATCTTCTCCGAGCGCGCGCCGGACGACTTCCTCGAAACACCCACGACCAAGCCCTTCCTCATCATCGCCGTGCCGACGCGCGATGAGCCGATGGAGACGTTCACGGAAGTCGGCCGTCTTATCCTCCAGGACGTGCGCGGCTACCAGCGCGACACCGGCTCCGGCGCCGACCTCGACACGCTGATGCGGGCGGTGCGCGACCTGTTCCACAACCGTCCCGGCGAACTGACCGTGACCGGCGGCAAGTGCGACGTATGCCGGGTCAACGGCCCCATGCAGTCGCCGACTTCGGACGAAGCCTACATCGGCCGGCGCGTCACGATCCGACTGGATCTCGTCCAGGCCTGACCCCTTTTCGCGCGCCGTGGCAGGCGGTGCGCGACCTTCTCCAACCTGCCAACCTTCCTCAGGAGAATGACCATGGCCGTTCTGGCTCAAGGCTTCATGCACCTGCTGCTGGGCTCCGGCAGCGGCACCATCACCTACGCCAACATCCCTGGCGTGACGAACCTCAATGGCGGCGGCTTCACGCCGAACAAGATTGACGCCACGGACTTCGACACCCCTGCCGGCACCCGCGAGTACATCTCGGGCCCGCGCGAACCGTCCCCCTACTCCTTCGATATGCACTACGAGCAGGGCGACACGCAGCAGGAAGCCATGTTCACCGCCATGGCGAACAACACGCCCCTGCCCTTCAAGGTGACCCTGGGCGCCGGCGGCTCCGGCAAGCAGATCACGTTCGAGTCCGTGCCTAACCTTACGCTTGCGGCGCCTGTCGACGGCAAGGTGACCTATTCCGGCACTTTGGAGCCGCTTGCGGCACCCACGCGCGAAGCCCAGGACTGATGAACGACGCGCGCGAAGGGGTCGTCCGACTGCCCCTGCCGGACGGCCGAGCGATCCCACTGCAACTGACCTACGCCGCGCTCGACGCCAAGGGTCACGACTGGCTGCTGGAACAGTTCAAGATCATGCAGAAGGGCCGCGCCGGCGGCTCCACTGCACTGGCTGAGGCGCTGGAGGTCATGTCGAGCGGACAGATCAAAGCCGCCGACGTCCTCGCAGCACCCATGGCGGCCTACCCCCTCGCCGTCTGCCTCAAAGCGGTCTGGGCTGCCTGGGAACTAGCCCAATACGGCCCGCAAGGGAGGTCCGTCGAAGCCGACACCGCCAACCCTCGGAAGAGCGCCCGGCCGACGTGGTTGAGGCGCATCTTCGGGCAGCGCTGAGGGCCGGGATCGCCGAGACTGATTTCTGGCGCCTGACGCCCTATCGGCTGTCGATGCGACTCCAGTCGCTCGGCCGGGCCCAGCTTGAGGCCTCGCTCTACGCGGGCTGGTTCGGTGAACGCTTCGCCCGCGAGGAACGTCTCCAGGGCCCAGTCAGCTACATCAAGTCGATGCTGGACGCGCCAGACCCGAAGGAAGCCGAAGCAATGGCGGCGGCCATGTTCCACCGCATGGCGACCGACTGGGGGCTTGAGGTTGAGCCGCTGAGTGAGGCGCCATAGCGTCCTCCGACCAAATGGAGGGGCATATGAACTTGAACTCGAAAACCGTGCTGTGGTGGTCGGTGATCGCTGGCTTCGGCCTCACAGTCGGAGCTGGCATCGCCCGCCTTATCTATATGATCCTCGTCGCGACCTTAGCGATTGATCAGATCCTACCCTGGTTGGCAGGGACGACTGGCGGCGCATAGCCGCACGCACAGAAGCGCAGACAGGGCGGTCCTCACGGATCGCCCTTTTTTATGGGCGGTGATCTATGGCCGATGGCAATGTTGTAGGCAGCGCCGAGTTCGAGCTTCGCGCTACGCGCAAGAAGCTGAAGGACGACCTGGCGCAGTCGGAGCGCGATCTGAAGGGCTTCGTCAACAACGCCGAAAAGACCGCCAACGCCGGCTCCAATAACATCGGAACGGGCATCCAAAAGATGACCCGGATGGCGACAACGAGCGTTCTCGCCCTGACGGCGGTACTGGCTGCCGCCGCAACCTTCGCCTTTCAGGCGGGCCAAGCCAGTTTGAAAATGGCCGACGACATGGCGAACAGCGCCCGTCGGATCGGCATAGGCACGACCGCCCTTCAGGAATGGCGCTACGTCGCTCGCAAGACCGGAGAGGACGCCGCCGCAGTTGATGGTGCCCTTGAGAACTTCGGAACCAAGCTGTCGCAGGCTGCGGCTGGCTTGTCGAAAGAGGGTCTGAAGGACTTCGCCGCCTTGGGGTTTACCCAAGACCAGCTTCGCGCATTCCAAAGCACGGAGCAGGCCCTCGACGCGGTTGTTGACCGCATCAGCGACTTGTCCAACGCTGCCGACCGGGGCGCTATCGCCGAAAAGCTCGGTCTTGGACCGCTCGCGACAGCGCTGCGTGAAGGTTCAGAAGAAACGGCGCGGCTTCGCGACGAAGCCGCCGCCCTAGGGTTCGTTCTTGACGAGGACGTCATCAAGAAGGGCGCCGACGCCCAGGGCCAACTGGAGGACCTGTCCCACGTCATCGGCATCCAGATGGCAGAGGCTTTCATCAATCTTTCTGACGAAGTCCTCGCCTTTACAGGGCGCGTCGCGGACGCGATCAAGAAGCTCAGCGAGTTCACTTCGGGCTATGCCGAAGCGCGCCAGCAGATGATCGACGAGGGGATCGAGAACCCCAACTTTGCATCTGTCGTCGGACGTCAGTACGAGCAGCCTTGGGTGAAGAATTTGCCTTGGGTCCGCGCCCGCCGCGCAGGCTTCCCTGACGCGGCGCGTGAGGCGCGGGCAAATCCGCAAATTGATGTCGACGATCCGGCTCTGCTCTGGGGCATGTCCTCAACGGCACGGGCCGACATGTTCGGAGGTCGGGTTGCGCCGCCGTCCAGCGGTCGCACAAGGCTCACGCCGGTCCAGTCTCGCGGTCGGACAGACAACAGCGCTCAACGCGCCGCAGAACGCGAAGCCCGCCGCGCCGAGCGTGTGGAGCAGGAAATCTTCCGCCTGCGCCAGCGCGCCCTCGGCATTGCCGACGACGAGCTGCTGACGGTCCAGCAACGCTACGACCTTGCCCAGGCACAGGTGAAGCTGGAGCGCGAGGCGGAAGCCAAGGAACTGGAGAGCCGCCTCGCCCGCAAGGACATCACGCAGGCCGAGTTCAACCAGCTCAAGCTGATCCAGACCCAGACGGCGACGTTGGAGGGCCGGGTATCGTCGGACATCCTCGCCCGCGACTTGGCCGACGAGCGGCTGGCGAAGGAAAGGGCGTTGACTGACCTGACGGCGGATCTGCTGTCGCTTCAGTCGAGCGCCGCGCGCAGCGCCAAGGAGCGCCGAGAAATCGAGCTTCGCCTCCTGTCTATCGCGCAACAGAATGCCCGAGACGCCATGGAGGCAGATTTCCGGCGCCGCCCCGGTCTGAGCGAGGCCGACAAGCAGGACCAGCGCGATGCTCTCAAGAGAGTGCAGGACGCCCAAACTGCCGCCGTGAACCGTCAGACCATGTCTCCACTGGAGGCATGGCGCGACCAGAGCCTAAAGACAGCCGACGAGATCGCCGAGGCCTACGAGAACGTGGCGGCGCGCGGCATGGACGCCCTGAACGACGGCATCGTCGACGCCATCGTCAACAGCAAGAGCCTCGGCGAGGTGTTCCATAACGTCGCCAAGCAGATCATCGCCGATCTGGCTTCTATCGCCGTGCGCCAGGGAATCACCGACCCGCTCGGCAGCATGATCTTCGGTGGCGGATCATCCGGCGGCTCGTCGGGTGGTGTTTTCAGTTGGCTTCGAAAGATGCTGCCTCGGAATGCCGCGGGGACCACCTCGTGGATTGGCGGCCCAACTGTCGTCAACGAGTTCGGCGGGGAGATCATGAACCTTCCCAACGGCACCCAGATCATTCCTCATGACGTCTCCATGCGGATGGCCGCAGGCGCCGGTGGAAGGGCGCAGCGCATCTTCGTCGAGGTTGGCGTCAACGACGACCGCTTCAACGCCTATGTCGACGGCCGAGCAGCGCCCATTGCGGCTCAGGCTGCTGTTGGCGCCGTCACGATTCAACGTGCCGATGCCCGAAGCGCCGGCCGTCGCCAGCGCCAGAGGTTCGTCTGATGGCTCTTGCCCTGCCTCTATCTCCTGCCCCGCGATCTGTGACCCCACGCCTGATGAGCCGTCGCCGCGACTTGGAGCCGACCTTTGGTGGTCCTGTGTCGCGAGTTCAACGGCTTGGTGCGCGGTGGGCCCTGGACGTCGAGATGCCGCCGATGCTGTACGTCGACGCCATGGCATGGATTGCCGCGCTCACGATGGCCGACGCCGACACCGTGTTGTTGAAAGTGCCGCAACCCGGGTTTGACGCGGGCTCACCTGGGACCCCCTTGGTGAATGGAGCGAACCAGCAAGGCCAACTGCTCAACCTGGACGGCTTTGATCCGTATGAGGCCAAGGCGGGGCAGTTCTTCAGCATTGCCACCGCGGGGCGCTGGTTCCTCTATCAAGTCTCGGCGAACAAGGCGGCGGTGGCCGGTGCGATGAATGGCCTTCAGTTCGCACCAATGCTCAGACGCTCGCCGCACGACAACGCAGCCGTCGAGTTTACGGCCCCAATGATCGAAGGGTTTTTGTCCGGCCGAGAAGCTGGCTGGACGGTCGACGTCGCAAGAACGGTCGGCCTCGCCTTCACAATCACCGAACGCGAGTAGCTTCATGCCCCTGAACGCGTCTCTGGACGCCGCGCTGAAAGGTGCGGCGCCGCTCGTATGCCTGCTCGTCGCCGTTGACCTGCCCGGCCACGCGATCCGCGTGACGGATGGCGCGGGCCAAGTCGTGTTTGCGGGCGAGACCTACAACGGTGAAGACGCAGTCTATGGCGTGCTCGATGCCATCGAAAGCGCGTCGGAACAGGTGGGCACCGAGGCGCCGACCATCCGCTTCACCTTCCTGCCTGCTTCCCTGCCCGCGCTGGCCGACATCACCTCGCCTTCGAACCAGGGTGCCGCGGTGAAGATCTGGTTCGGGGCGGTCGAGCCGTCGACAGGCCTGCTGATCGGCGAACCTGAGCTGCTGTTCCTCGGCGAGCTGGACACGGCAGAGGTCGATGCATCGGAGACCGCGACCATCATCACCTTCGACGTGGCCTCGGCCTGGGAGCGGCTGTTCGAACAGTCTGAGGGCCAGCGCCTGAACAACACCTTCCACCAGTCCATCTGGCCAGGAGAGAAGGGGTTCGAGTTCGTGACCCAGATCCAGCGCGAGGAGCCCTGGGGATACGACGGGCCGCGCCCCCACATCGTCACCGACGTGATCGGCGGACAGCCGGGCACCGGCACCGCGCCCGGCATGGGCGGCGGCGGGGGATATGATGGCGGTGGCGGCGGCTCGCGCGACGTCCAGATGGACCAGTACTGATGGCGGCTCACGTGATGGTGCGCCGCGTCGCGGCCGTTGAAGCGACGATCAAGCGGTTCGAAGGCCAGCCTCTGGCCTACGGCAAGGACGACTGTGCGCGGATGGCCGCCTTCTGCCTG